GGCAATATAAAACATTCAGGTACTCCGCGGTGCCCCCCACTGCGTTGATACACAGTGAGACCCGAGTTCCTCATCGACAACCAAATTATTACGGCCCATGGCACACCACACATAAACGCAGAAGCGCTTGTCGCAAATGGTGGGGATCGGGTGACTAATCCGTCCATGGCGCTCTCCCCGTTATAAAATGAACTAGATGAGCGTGCTCTGCCTGACTAGGTGAACGTCGGCTGCAAACCCTCAAGCTGCAACCGGTCGTGGAACCAAAAGCTACCAACACTGGTGGAAATCGGAGTGCCATCAACCACCATAAACATAACAGTCTGAGCGCATCGATCCAGAACATTACTGTCAGTAAGATCTGCGGTAATGTTAACATCGAACATCTTCCTGCGTAGTTTGGTGGGAAATTTGATTTCCGTTTCCTGCCAGACTGGGAAAGACACAACGTCTCCCAGGCCCTTAACCGCGTTAGCGTAAGCTGAAATTGGGCTTACCTGGTTAATGATATTGGCAACCTCCGGGTTATCAGTAAACCCAACATAGACGCGACCAGGGGTGGAGAAACTCACACTTGGTTCCCACCTGATGGTCGTACCTGGGGTAAACTTTCCGGTACTGTAAAATCCAGCGATGGAAATTCCTGCGGTATTACTAAGATACGCGCCGGAAACATTGCCAGGGATATAAAATCTCTTCGCATAGCCAACTCCCGAAGTATCAGTCGTAACTGTACTACCGAGAGTGGAATACTTAATTACAGTGCCGTCACCGGAACGTTCCATTTCCGGCTGCTTGTTGCGTCGCCGCCGCGTCACACCTGCCATGGATGTGGCTGTGTTTTGCTTACTCTTTGCCATGTTGCTAGGGGATTGTTACTGCAATCAATAGATTCGACTTGGTCACAAGTCAAAGGGGCCACTGGTGATAAGTCCCAGGAACCAGCATATGACTCCTCGAGTGCCAGCTGCAGATCGGGTGTGATGCCAAATGCACGGTAAAACGATACGCGTGCTTCTGGTGTTACCTCCGCTGCAACCACCCCTCGGGCAGCATATCCCAGTCCTGAGTCCCATATCCGCTCAGTGGCCCCTCTGCCTGCAACTCGCCCAACAGCACATAGGCGGGAATACCAAGCTTCCCAAACAGGAACCCCACTGGTCAGTGACATCCCACAGGCACCAATGGCCCCAGCCCACTCCTCAATGTCCTGGAGCGTATCCCAGCTCAACAACGACACACAATCCTTGCTCATAGCAACCCTGGGGTCACGCACCATCCGCCAGCCATCACCCACTTGTAGCGGGTACTGCTGGCAAAACTGCACGTGTTCCAGTGTGTAGCACGGAGCATCATGTGTGAGTGTAAAGCCAAAATCCAACATCCAGCCATCGAGACCAGCAAGCTGGGGCAGGTCACGCTCGTCAACGAACAGCACGCAATCATCACCATTGTTAGCAAGCCTAACCCGTAGGTTGGCTGACTCACAATAGGCGAGAATCATGCTGCTCATAAGCAAGCAGTTACCCATGCCGGTGTTGATGTCACCACTCATGCGACATCCCTCTTTGCGATACTTGATGCAATGGCCTTCTACACGGCCAAACCCCCTATTGCTCAGCTGCCACTTCAATAGGCGCGCTAACTCGGCGCTGCGGAAGACACCGTTGTACACGCTATGTTCCCACTTAAGGGCATCAACACTCACGTGCTGATCAAAGCGGGTAGCATCGATGCCAACAGCAACAGGCCTGTCAAACTGCGTCCAGTGATTGTGGAGCCAAGTGCCCACTCCATCAGCATTCATCCCCTTCAAGACGACAGGGTAACCAAACACAATCTCAAATCCATGGCACAACTCACGCTCAAACAACTTAAGGTAACGTCCAACCTCAAGATTGTAGCGTGGCGTCCTGGGCTGTATAACTCGCGGAGCAGGATCCTCCTTCTTGGAAAGGTTGATCTTCTCAGCTTTAACAAAGGTGCTGATATACGAGTCCCTGATATTCACTGCCCGAGCACTCAGGCTATCCAGGGCCCTCTGATAAATGCCGCGTTTGCGCCCGCTGTACAGGTCAGGGTATTGCTCCCTTTCGACAACGGGGGTCGGACGCACGGCTTTCAACAGACGTTCCCGTATGCTTGCCAATCTAGCAAACACACCATGTTTTGGCTGAGGCACCGTGGCAAGGTGCCCATCGCGAACAACGTGAAACACGCGCTCTACGATGCCACGAGCTAAATTTTTAAGAGAAGCAGTATGCACTCCAAAGCGGACCCCAGCTCCAAAGCCCGCTAAGTAGCGCACACTGCGTACCGGCTGACGCCGATCTACCCTACCATTATCTACCTGCACCTGAATGCACGTTTCACCACAACGATCAACGAATGTGGTTACTCCAGGTAGGATGGCAGGGCATCCCTATTTAGGGTTGTCGACCAGCCCACGTCGTCTGCGGGTTACCAAGTCCCGAGCAAACGACGCAGCCTCCACTGCATCAGTGGTGGGTACCAGACACAACTCTACCGCAATGGACATATGCCGGACGATATCGACCGTGCGCATGTCCATCTCCTTGAACTTCTTCCTCACCCAATCCCCGGCTATTATGCGATTAGCCTTGTTGTATTTCAACTCGCCGAACTCAGCCTTGAACTCATAGGCGACCATAACGGCACACCTAGTACGATCACTGGTTGAGTCGGCTTTGTCAAGGTCTGCAATGACAACTGCGGCCTGACTATATGGGAAAAGATAGAGGATGAGCAATCCAAGAACATAGACGGCTCCACCGCATAGGGCAACGGCGGGGCGGCTGGTTGGGTCAGCAACCAATAATGCCACCAATGTACAGACAACTGTATGCGGAGAATTAACAAT